TATGGTGGAAAATTTGAATTTCCACAACACAGTTTTGGCTTTAATGCTCAACGCGGCACTCTTGTGGTGTACCCAAGTGATCCACACTTCATCAACGTAAATGCACCAGTAACATACGGGGATTTGTTTCAGGTAAGAATGCAAATAACAGCCACTGCGCCTTTCATATACAACCCAAAAGATTTTCCAGGTGATTACCGTACTTGGTTTAAAGAATTTGTCTAAACATGTTTAATCCCAAAACCGGCGCAAAGCAAGTATACACGTCAATCACTATCGGTCTTGTTGTTGATACTAATGATCCGCAACAAACAGGTAGATTGCGCATTATGGTGCCATCATATGGCGATAGATCAGATGGGCCCACAAGTGATATTCCGTGGGCTGCATACATTGCACCATTTGGGGGCACACTAAACAACGATAATGCTACTCGTGGCACAGAACAAAAACCATCACATGGTCCAATCACATACGGTATGTGGAATATTCCAAAGGTAGGTGCTGCGGTTGCCGTAACTTGTATCGATGGTGACCCAATGAGTCGCATATGGTTGGGTTGTTTACAGTCCGAAATGTTGGGACACACACTACCACATGGTAGATACAGCATTGACAATGGTTCTGAACCTGATGGGCCCCTCAATTCGCAAGAACAACCAATCCAACCTCTGTACGATAATTTAACAACAGCCTTTACTTCCCGCGCTGATAATTATGAATGGAGAACACGTGGTGCTGATTATAGTGCATGTGCCGTTAACCCACAACAATACGACATAATTAGCCAAAAAGCTGATGATAAAGATGTGTCATTTACAAGTAAAGATGGAAAAACGGTGGTAATTCGTCAAGGTTATGCACTGAGCCAAATTGAACCTAATATTACATTTCCTGATACGACAGGAAAGAATTACGATTCGCAAGTATATTCATGGACTACCCCAGGATTTCACTCAATATCCATGGATGACAGGAAGGAAAACTGTCGTTTAAAAATGAGAACGTCAAGCGGTCATCAAGTTATCTTAGATGATACAAACGAACGTATTTACATCAATACCGCAGAGGGTCGTAACTGGATCGAACTTGACCAAGATGGCAACATTGATATTTATTCTACCAAAAGAGTGTCAATTCGCTCTGAATCAGACATAAACTTTTCTTCAGATAAAACGATTAGAATGCACGGCAAAGAGGGAATACACATGTATTCTGGCAAAGAGGTTCGTGTGCAGGCTACGGAGGATATTCATGTAAAAACAGCTCAGAACCTTCGTGTTCATTCATCTCAGGATACAAAAATACAAGCTGATGGAGAACTTCATGCTAAATCCACAGGCAGCAATTATATTGAAACAGCTGGAGACTTTAACATTAAGGCGGTTGGATTAGGAAAGATAACATCAACTGACATACTACACATGACAGGTAAAGAGATTTACGAAACGGGCGAACACATCTATCATAATGGGCCCGTTGCTACTCTAGCAACTGATGCAACACCCGCTTCGGAATTGGATGCTTATTGGACCAATCGTGTACCATCTCATGAACCTTGGGGACGTTGTGTCACGTTGAATGATACAACACACGATCCAAAATATAGCTACGATGATCCTGCAATGGGCACGGATGATAAGGTCCGCAATCCTAACTGGCGCCGATAAATTTATTTCTTACACGGTAATAAATATACAGAACAACGAGAGATATTATGGCCAGATACAAGGGATTTACAACAATTAATTATGGTAAGTATAACTACGCCACTCCATCAACCCCCACGGATTTGAGTGGTCGTAGTACTGTCACCAACTTTAGTATTGTTGATATTGATTTGGTAAAACGCGATCTACTAAATCACATATTTACACGTACGGGCGAACGTGTAATGATGCCCACATTTGGTACTATTATACCCGATTTGTTGTTTGAGCCTTTGGACGAGATTACTGTTTCACTCGTTGAGGAAGAAGTCGTCAAGGTTATTCAGTATGATCCACGTGTTGATTTAGTTAACATCACCACAAAGGCAGACTATTACAAGAACGCAATTGTGGTATCTACTACATTATTATATGTTGAATTTAATATAACACTCGAATTCAACCTTAACATAGAATTTCAATAAGGATTTACAATGAGCGGAAGATTAATCTCGAGAGCAGAAAGTTGGGACAAAGTATACGAAGCGTTTCAAAACATAAACTTCGCAGCTTTCGATTACAATACTATCAAGTCGAGCATGATAGATTATATCAAGCTATATTTCCCAGAAACATTTAACGACTACATCGAATCATCCGAATTCATTGCTTTGCTTGAGTTGTTCGCCTATCTCGGCGAACTAATGGCATACCGCATCGACGTAACATCGCACGAAAACTTCTTACCTACAGCACAACGGAAAGATTCTGTACTACGTCTCGCTAAACTAATTTCATACAACGCATCAAGAAACATTCCTGCGAGGGCAATGGTAAAAATTACATCCATTCGCACAACTGAAGTTGTATACGACTCACAAGGAAGAAATTTAGCAAATAAGAAAATCGTTTGGAATGATCCAACTAATACTGATTGGAAAGAACAATTCCTATTAGTAATGAATAGAGTTTTAAAGCAGAATTTTGGGTCAGTTGCTCCAAGTGAGCGTATTCAAGTTCAGGATGTATTATTTGAATTGTACTCCGTAAACAATAATCCGATTAATAATGGTGTATTGCCATACTCTGTATCGGTGTCTGGCCAGTCAATTCCGATGGAATTGGTCCCAGCATCTTTAAATGAAGACGGTCCTTACGAAAAGCGACCAGAAGTTAACTCAAGTTTCACTATTTTATACGGGGCTGATGGCCTAGGTGACAGCTCCAACACAACTGGCTTCTTTGTTTTCACAAAACAAGGTACACTCAATCGTCAAGATTACACATTTGATGGAATTACACCCAACCAAATCGTTGAAATCGGCAACACAAATATCAACGAAACGGACTTGTGGATTAATAATGTTGACCCAAACAACAATTTTCAAATTATCAACACTGCCGGCTTGAATTCGACATTGCGTGATGGTGAGTGGATACCTGTTGACGTATCCCATGCTCAAAACATCATTTTTAACACTAACATTGTTAGAAACAAATATGAAGCTGAAACACTAGACAACGATGACGTACGTATTATTTTTGGCGATGGTGAATTTGCAAACATCCCAAACGGAACATTCCATGTTTGGTACAGAACATCAGCAAATAGTGATGTTGTAATTCCTCAAAGTGCTATTACAAACACCAATTCAAGTTTTGATTATCAAGATACTAATGGTAATGTGCAGACTTTTGCATTTACCTTCTCTGCAACCAATACCATACAGAACTCCGCACCATCTGAAGATATAGAGCATATTCGCAGGATGGCTCCTTCTGTGTACTATACACAGGATCGTATGGTCAACGGTCGTGATTACAACACATTCATGCTTCAAGATTCATCTATCTTGAAGATGCAAGCAGTTAATAGAACATTTGCTGGTGAATCAAAATATGTTCCGTGGAGCGACCCAAGTGAAGCTTACGATAATGTCAAAATCTTTGGCGATGATTTGGCCATTTACTTCAAAACGCTTGAAATCATTTTACCAACTATTTCTGCTGACGTAACATCATTAAAACTGGTTACAGATTATGTAGAACCATTGTTATCCAACCCCGAACTGTTTACCAATCGTTCCATGACAGGTAACACAGATGCTGGGCGCGTTCGTTTTACTACCAACGAACGTAACAATATTGTCAGCATACTTGACCAAACAGTTCAATGGCCCGTATATTTAAAATATGATACGACTATGAGTCCTGCTCAATGGGTACCTGTGCGTCTATCCGATACAGTTTATACAACAAAAGATGAAGCCAATGCTGATGGTTGGTTAATTTGGATTAACAAATTACCATCTGGTTTATGGGAAATAACTTATAAGAGTACACGTATTATTGCCGAAAGCCCAACAACACGTTTCTGGTTTACTACCGAAGGTCGTGTTATAAACTACGATACTAAAAATTCTGGTAACGATCTCATTGTGTTGCTTAAGGCCAATGCAAATAAAGACATGACTGGCATTCGTGCAGCCAACGCCAACTACATCATCCTCAATCAAGAAACAAATGATGTGGGATTACCTGATCAAGGTTTACCAAATATCAACCAGCTGCGCATTATTAATGAAGATTTGAATAGTGATGGTGTTCCTGATTTTCCAAATGGTATTCCACTTTATGATATTACCAATCCGACCGTTACTGTAAATTTACCATCATTACCTATAACTGTTCCCATTAGTTTTATCAAAGGGCAAGGTGATATTAGTGTTTCTGGTGTTGACGCTGGCGATTGGGTTGAAGGGGATGGCACCACATTCGATGGTGATGTTACAAACATTGTAACAATCACAGGAAATACACCGTCGTCTGCACAAGCAATAGTTACTGTGCAAGAATATGTATATTTCGGTCGTGATACAACAACTGATGCGTGGACAATTATAGAAGCAGACACAACCAACATGTTGAATTGGTATGCTGATACAAATCACTCCAATTACAAACGTGAACACGGTAGAACGGGTATGAATTTCTTGTGGTTACACAAATCGACCAACTACAACCTGATTGATCCTGCCGCAACTAACATAATCGATATGTTTATTATTACAAGAGGTTATTATCTAAACATTCGTCAGTGGTTGAGTGGTGCATTGCCGGCTGAACCCGCTGCTCCTACTCCACTAGAATTACGAACAAGCTATTCCGCTTTGCTGGACAACAAGATGATATCTGACACTATCGTTTTGCATTCGGGTGCATTCAAGTATTTGTTTGGTGCAAACGCTATACCGGAACTTCGCGCATCACTGAAAGTTGTACGTTCTGCAAATACTAATTACACCGACAACCAAATAAAGTTGAACATCATCGCTGTTGTTAAGTCATTCTTCGACATTAATTTG